TCATTCGGGCTGGTAAGGCTTGGACAGATAGCTCTGGTACTCAGCATCCTTATAATTGGATGGTGTGGGATACAGACACAAAGGCTGACAAAGGTCTTGTTTGGGAAGATGACCCAGCACCATTTGACAATCAATTCTATTGGTCTGCTGGCGTAGCCCGTGAGCTTGCTGATACGCTCTGGGTGGACGAAGATGGCAAAGCTGAGAACGACCCTGAGACAGGTCAACAGGGCGTAACTCCTGGGCTGAAGTCACAGTACAAGGCTCAGACAAAGGTAACGGCTAACGCGCTGTTGGCTGAGACTGACTGGATGGTTATTCGTTTACAAGAAGATAGCAGTAAGACATTGAGTACTGCGGTTACAAATTATCGTGCGGCTGTTCGCACTGCCTCTGGCTCAATCGAGACAGCGATAGATAATGCGGCAGATATAACTGCGTTCAAGGCTTTGTTTGACACTCCTGTTGACAGCGATGGTGAGCCAACAGGCAAGGCTCCAATAAACAACTGGCCTGACGAGTTATAATAGCCCCTGGTTTTTTATTGAGGTATAAATACAATGGTCAAACGATTGCAATGGTTATTAACAAAGATAAAGGTGCTTATTATGCCCCACATCTACGACTTAAATCCTAACTTAAAGGAAAGAAAAGAGCCCACAATCTCAAAAGAGAAAGCTCCTGCGCCTAAAAAACGCGGACGCCCAAAAGGAAGTAAGAATAAAAAATGACAAGGCTTTCGGTGGCATCAGTTAAAGCTCAGATTGACACTCACGAAGCTGTCTGCTCAGAGCGGTGGCGTGAGACCATCACCCGCATCAAGCGTATCGAGGCAGTGATGATTGGAAGCGCAGGGACAACTATCGTTTTGCTCATAACAATGCTGGTCCGGGGGTAGTAATGATAGCTGAAACACTCGCTGGCATTGCTCTGGTCAAGTCCGCTGTCGAGGCGATAAAATCTGGGATTGGCACTGCTAACGATATTGGCGAGATTGCTGGGCACATCGATAATCTCTTCTTGGGGGAACAACAGGCTCAGAAGGCTCGCAACAAGAAGGCTAAAGTAAATCAGTTTGACGTAAGTTCTGTTGCAAGGGAAACAATCGACGCAAAACTTGCGGCGGAAAAACTATATGAAGTGAGCGTTATGGTTGACCAGCGCTTCGGTCACGGCACATGGGCTGGCATCGTTAATGAACGAGCGCGGCGTTTGCAAGAAGCTAAAGCAGTAGCAAAACGAGCCCAGATAGAGCGCAACCTCAAAAATCATGAGATGATGGAGCTTGCCAAGACCATAGGAATATCTCTTATGGCTGTAATTTTTGTAGTCGTTTGCATCACAGCCTCAATCATTTTTGCGAGTAACTGATGAGTGACTGGTTTGAGAAATATCTAAAGGTAAACATCACAGCAAAGCTGACAATGATTGCGTCGGTTGGAATGTCGTGGCGCTGTGCTGAGTGGTTCATGAGCCTGGAAAACCCAACAACTGCACAGGCCTCGTTCTGCTCCGTAATTATGGGGGTCATGACGGGCGTGTATGGCCTATATCTTGGTAAGGAAGCGAAAGGAAAAAGCTAATGCCTATGGGAAAAGGAACTTACGGTTCAAAGGTTGGAAGACCTGCGAAAAAGAAACTGGCGAGTATGTATGGTGATAAAAGCAAAGTCACTCGCGGAGATATCATCATGGCCGCAAAGAAAAAGGCTATGAAGAAAGCGACCGCATGATTGCTCAAATCCTATCTCTGGCTGGCCCTATCCTTGATAAGTTTGTTGAGGATAAAGACGCTAAAGCGCAAATCAAAGCTCAACTACAAAGCCAGCTTGTTGCGCTCGATGCGGCTCAGGCCCAGGCAAACATAGAGCAGAGCAAACATTCATCCATATTTGTTGCAGGAGCCAGGCCCGCTATCATGTGGATATGCGCCCTGGGGCTGATGACAAACTTCTTTCTCATGCCCCTGGCTGAGTGGGCTGTTGCAATCTGGGCTCCAGGGACGCCTCTCCCCGCCCTGGACACAGGTGAGCTAATGACCCTCACATTAAGCCTTTTGGGGCTCGGGGGCATGAGGAGCTTCGAGAAAACAAAGGGCGTTGCTCGAGAGAGTATGAAATGAAACAGAATTTTGACCAGTGCCTAACCTGGCTTTTGGCTCATGAGGGTGGGTTTGTTGACCATCCAGATGACCCAGGCGGCATGACAAACAAAGGTATCACGGCAAAAACCTACCAGAAATGGCTGTCAGAAACGGTTGATGTGTCGGCTGTCGTTGATGAAGAGGCGATGAGAAACATCCCTGCCAATCATGTCTCAAAGATTTACAAGGAAGAATATTGGATAAAAATTTCTGGAGATAATCTGCCTGACGGTTTGGATTGGAGTGTTTTCGATTGGGCTGTAAATTCTGGACCAGGCCGGTCAGCTAGAGCAATTCAAAAGATTGTCGGTGTGAAGGCTGATGGAGATATAGGCCCAAACACACTGACCGCAATCAGAAAATATGACGCGGCCAGCTTAGTAGATGATATGTATTTCAAACGCCAGGCTTTTTATGAAGGGCTCAAGACGTTTGAGACTTTTGGCTTAGGCTGGACCAGGCGCAATGATGAGACTAGGGAGCAAGCGCACCAGCTAATACGCCCGTCTTAATCACTTCAATCATGCGCCTATTGCCTGGCAGGGTCTTGATATAGCCTCTGGCCTCAATCTTTTTGACATGCGCCGCAACCCCGCCAACACTCGAGACCCCTACGCCTTCGGCAATCTCTTTATATGTTGGGCTAAAGCCTTTATCTGACTGATAGCTGACAACAAAATCTAGCACATCTTTTTGCCGTGGTGTAAGGCTCATGCCGCATCTCCTAACCATTTGGCCGCAAGCGATAAAGATTTCTGTCGCTCTACCCTTGCCGGTTTTGCTGGCGCAATCTTTTCTGGCTGAGCCTTATAAGCCCTGGTCGGCCAAGTTAATTCAAACATCTTCTCACCTGTCTCATCATTGAGATATGCAACTTCATGATTTCCCATTGCATCCATAATTTTTGGCTCAATGGATTTAGCCAGGTTCTCTGCCGCCCTCGCCGCTCTTTTTGCGTCATAATATTGAAGCGCCAGGTCAGCAATAGGCTCGAGGTCTATCGCCGGTAGATGGTCTTCGCCTTGTGCGAAAGTTCTTGCGCCATCTCCAGAATCCATTGCTGGATACCAGTCAGGCCCGTCTAGCCGCTGGTAGAAATCTTTAGCCGCCTCGATGAGCTGGCTTTGCATAACAGGGTCAGCCTCATAGACATTAAGTACCAGGCGGGTGCCCTGATACAAGGTTGCAATCACGCCCCAGGTTGCGCCGTAGCACATCATTTGCATTTGCAACTGCCAGGGCCCTCGATAAGGTGGCGGGGTTTCTGTGTAATGGACTGAGGTGAGCTTGCTTTCGCAAATACCATTCCCCTCAAGCCGCATCGTGTCCTTACCATTCATCAAAAAGATATTATCGGTTGCTTCAATATCCATCACTTCATTATAGAATATTGCGTCCAGGCTGACAGAAAATAGGTCCTGATAATCATAAACGGCTGTGACTTCAGAATTGAACTTTTCAATAGCCAATCGCTGAGCCGCCTTTTTGATGATGGTTCCCTCAAACTCATTGCCAAAATCTGCCGCCTCGGAGCCGGTAAAGGTTTGGGTCTTGTAATTTGAGTGCCCCCTCGCATTGAGAGTTTTTGCCATAAGGTCATTTCGGCTCATCCCAAAACTTGGATGAGATTGTCCCATCAGAGCTGGCGCAAGTGAGCCGGAGAGTTTTGTATCAGAGGTGAGTTTACCAACCATTGCGTTATCTCCCCAACCAGGCAATCATTTGCTGGTCGAAGCCATCTGACAATGATATAAGGATAATGAAGGTTGCGAAAAGCATCGCAAGAGCGGCGAACTCAAGACACATATTTACAGTGTCCGAAAATGTTTCCCGCGCTTTTTCTGACTTATCTAGGCTGTTCAGCCTAGTCAGCATGGTGTGACTGTTTGCTGATGTGACCGAATATACATTATGCGACAAATCTCTGTGTTTGCCTATTGTAAGGTTCTGTTTGTTCATAATAGCTCCTAATGCAGTATGAGTTACAATGTTCAAAGGGTGATTTTTTTTGACATACAAGATGTTGATTTCACCGCGCACCACGAAAGTCTTCATAGCCGCGATTTGGATGTGAATAACCACGGTCCGCATCTTGTTTTAAATGACGATGACATGAGTAAATATGCATCCGCATTAACCCAACCATTGAAAGCGTGTCATCTTCTTGCCAGGTCGGTGCATTTGACACTTTTTTTAGCGCCTTTAATTCAGCAACTAATATCTCAAAATGACGAATGGCATTATCAATATGGCTTTTCTCAAGCGCCGGAACTGTGATTCTCATTGCTGAACCGCCGCCTAATTGCCGTGAATAATTCTGCTCATTATAAAAACGCTTTGCCCTGGTTGTGTAGTCCTGTTTGTATAAATCATTTATCTCTTTGGACCTTTGCCTGGCTTTTTGTGCGCTTGTCATGCGTCCGACCATCGCCCTTCTCCTTTCATTCACCATTATTACATAACTTTTTATTCGCCGCGCAATGTCATTTGGTTTTACGTTTCGGCAATGCAAAACGTAAACTCATTTTACGTTTTCTTGTACGATTTGTAGCGTTCTGATTGTTGCGTACACATCCCGCGCCTCTTGCGTTGCTTTCAAATCAGCCCGAAATTTCGCATAAATCTCAACTGCCGCAACCAGTTCATTTCCCGACATATACCCCTGACCTTGCTTAAAAACCCACCCCTCTGCAAGGCAGTCCTTCATTATCTGAGAGATAATCTGTCGTGTTGCACCGAGCTTCTCTGCCATCTGTGAAATCGTGGAAAATGAGTTGTCATAGTGATTTAACACCAGAACCCGCGCCAATGTGTTACGCAAATGAGTTGAGTTAAAGTAACGCTGGATTTTTGTATTCTGTCTGTAGCGACGCGAGGCATATATTTCTATCTCCTGTTCACAAACAAGCCGCGCCGCTTTTTTATAGAGCGTCCGTTGGAGCTCTGTGCTTCCTTCCACCAAAATTTCATCCAAGGTTTTTTCGTTATAATCTTCTTTTATCATCTTTCTAACCTCAACATTAAGTTTCTGACTGAGCTTAGCGCCCAGATAGTGTTGCCGCGAAACGTTGTAGCGCCTCGCGCTTGAAGGCCCTCTGCCATCTTCTTTAGCGTGTCGCATCCGTATTTTTGTAGCTCGAGAACCATAGGCCGAAGGTCCTCAGCCCATTCATTAACAGATTGTCTTGTTACCTCGCCGCCCACCTTNCCGCCTATCTCAGGCGTTGGAGAGCCGAGCTTATCACCCCGTGCCTTCTTTGCGGCCAGNGCTTCTTTGGTCCGCTGAGAGATTGTCTCNGCCTCATATTCTGCAATGTTTGCCATTAGTTGCAGGACAAATTTGTTCTGTGCAGGGCTGTGCATCTGAGGGATGTCTGTTGCGATAACCGGCACCCCCTGCTCTAACAGTCTGGTCAGAAACGCCAGGTTACGGGTCAGCCGGTCAATCTTAGCAATGATGAGCGTCGCTCCTGTCTCTTTACAGAGTTTAAGAGCCTTTGATAATTCTTTACGCTTTCTGTCAGACCGCTTGCCGCTTTCATGTTCGACAAATTCTTCTATGATTTGCCATTCCCCGCCATTGAGATGAGTGCTAATCATCTCCCTTTGGGCCTCAATGCCTAGACCAGATTGACCCTGGCGTTTGGTCGAGACCCGCAAGTAAGCGACGAATTTTCCTGAGTGCGGGGTCATTACATTGCCCCTTCTAACTCGCCCGTGTCCTGGAACTTCATCCAAAGCTGGACAATCCAGACAGCTTCATCGAGCGGACCTTCAGTTAAATGCTGTATCTCTTTTGGCGCGCCAAACATATTGATTGAACCATCATCCCTCATCTTATTGAGACGGTCGAAATAATAGTCCACATCCTCTTGTCTGAGAGCGTATCCCTTTTTGTGTTTAACGATATAAGTCATGCACACTCCTTNTCTACAGTCTTGAACGCTTGTTTGACCTTGGCTTTCTCATCTAATGGCAGTGCCGCAAACCTCTGAAGCAACTCTTCTAGCTTGGCTGTCGGAAACTTAACCATGTATGCCAGGAACCCTAATGCTGTTTTCATTCTTACTCCCTTCACTTCTTATATAGTGTTTGTTCAGTATAATTACAATAGCTAAACGGCCCATGCAATAATCTCTTTCCCAATGACCTTGGTTTTATATTCTTTATTGAACAGAAAATAAGTCATCCAGAAATCAGCACAGGCCTCGAAGGTCTCGAATTTATAGGTTTTGTAAGATTTGTTATCCTTAAACCCTTTAGTCATTTCCATCATTAGTCCTCATAAAATGTCAGGTCGAAACCGTAATATGGCTCGGCATGGCCCCAGGGCCCGCT